ACAGAATATGAAATTCCAAGGACCCACAGAATGACAATAAATACCCTTGTGCTTTTCTCAGTAACATAAGATTTGATTGTAAAAGCGAAAGCCATAAAACTTACTACTGAAGCTGACAGTAAAAATCCCCAGAAGGAATTCATACCAAGTTTGTTAAAACCAAATGTAAAATGAATTGATACGCAGGTTAATACAGACGCTATGACAACAGCAATAATTTTGATTATCCTGAGAATGAAATTAGTCTGCTGTTCAATCTGTTTCTTTACTGATATTTTCTGTACTTTAGGCTGTATAGGTTTTACAGGTTTATTTTCCATAGGTTTAGATTGTACAGGATTATCGGTAAAAATATAAGTATCTCCACTTTTAATTATTTTACCTTCAACAATCCATAACTTGTAGATTTTCCGTATGGTATCTACAGGTATTTTAGAATAGGCTGCAAATGTTTCAGGATTGGGAAATCCATTTGAAACTGAATATTCCCTCAGCATATTCCACAATTCATTACGTGTCATAATTAAATGCTCCTCATTAAAATTATAGAAAGTCTGTTTTTCTCATAAAAACTATGAAAAGTGTAAACCCCTATATGAATTAATATACGGTATTATATGCTAGATATGTGAGAATATATCCGTATCTATAATTAAAGTTATGAATACAGAAGAATTAATTGAGAAAATAATAGATGTATCTTATCCAATCTATAAGAAACATTCTAAGGGTTGTATTGAAGCATTGAAATTGGATAGACATGAGGAAGTAGATATTGACGGAACTGTATTCTGCTGCTGGAGAGAATATGTATGCTTTAAGGTTGCCGAATATCTGAAAGAGAAGTGTCCCGAAGCTGAAGTGGAACTGGTATTGAACGGTAATGATACTGTAATTCAGATTGGGGTTGATGATAATCAGCAGCAGAAATTAAATCAGAAAATGTATGATTTTCTTAAAAGAAATGGTGAGATTTGATTTATATATTTTAATATGAAAATTAAATCAGGGGATAATATTATGACCGGGTATGAAAGAAATTCAGATTCTATAAATACTATTTTCAGTAAAATTAACTCAAGAACAATCAAATCTTTACTTGACCATTTTGAAGAGTATGTCAGTTCAGATGCTTTTGTTGATGGTCAATTTGGAGATACTTATCAGGAATATATTTATGACAAACTTTATGAAAAGGGTTTTAGCTCTGAAGAAATAGAATTCGGCTGGTATGATGACCCTGTTAAATCTGCACGTGAAGAAATTGAAAGAAATTTCAATCATGATGATTTTGTGAAATGGGCAGAGAAATTTATCAGTCAGGATAAGTATCGACTTGCATGGTATAAGGACTGGTTGAGAGCAAACGGATATCCTGTAGAAGAAGATTCAATTTTGAAGAAATATTCTTTTGACCCTGCAAGAAATACATTTCCCGGACCAGAAAGTTATTGATTCTATAATTAAGATATGACTGATTATGAATTTATACTTGCTGATAGAATTTCTAAAATTAAATCTATAAATGACAGGTATGACCTTAATGATAAGGCATACCTTTCTTTTTCTGGTGGCAAGGATTCAACTGTATTACATTATATTATTGATAAAGCTCTTCCTGGCAATTCGATTCCAAGAGTTTATTTTAACACCGGAATAGAATACAAAGCCGTATTAAATTATGTAAAATCCCTTTCAGAAAATGATGAAAGAATAATCATTGTTAATTCAGGTGTGAATATTAAATCCATGCTGGAAGAAGTTGGTTATCCTTTCAAGTCAAAAGAACATAGTCTGTATCTCTCAGTTTATCAGAATAGCGGCATAAGTAAATCGGTAAAGAAATATCTTGAAAGAACAGATACCAGATTCCAGTGCCCTGATAAATTAAAATATCAGTTTACAGATGATTTCAAATTAAAAATTTCAAACAAATGCTGTTTCAAACTGAAGAAAGAAATCGGTGAGAAATGGTCAGTAGAAAATAACAGGAATATAACGATTACAGGTATGAGAAAAAGTGAAGGAGGTCTTCGTTCAGGAATAAAAGGGTGTACGATTTTTGCGGATGATGACTGCAAAGTTCTGAAGAAGTTTCATCCTTTGCTTCCGATAGAAAATCAATGGGTTGAAGAATTTATAAAACAAAATGATATAAAACTTTGTGAACTTTACTATCCACCTTATAATTTTCAGAGAACAGGGTGTGTATGCTGTCCTTATGCAATTGATTTACAGGAGCAGCTTGATAAACTTGCTTTATTGTTACCAAATGAACGTAAAAGAGCTGAGATGATATGGAAACCTGTTTATGAAGAATACAGAAGGATAGGATATAGACTTGATGCAAGACCTAATTTATTTGATGATTTGGTGAAGTAATTGATTAATTAAATAATTGTGATATAATAAACAAAGGTTGTAAGTGCTGGAACACCTGCAACCTTCTAAACACTAACGATAATAGGAGTATCGCTCATGTCTACTAATAATATTAGAATTTTATCTGAACAAATTCCAATTCTCGAAATTAAGAAAATGCCCAACGTGGTTATTTCCGGTATTTATAAAATTGAAAACATCATAAATCACAAAGTCTATATTGGACAGTCTAGGAATATTGTCAGTAGATTTAAGAGAGGACATTTACTACCGAATGTTGGTGAAGGTACGTTGCTAAAGAATGCGATTCATAAATATGGATATGAGAATTTTACAGCAGAAGTAATCTTGGAAACTTATGATTTTGATTATTGGGAAATATTTTTGATTCAGATTTATAATGCGAGAAATAAAGAGTATGGTTATAATATTGTTGCCGGTGGTACTGGTGGAGATACATTTAGCGGAAGGCATCACACTGAAGAAACAAAGATGCTAATGTCTTTACACAGTGGTTCAAGGGGAAAGGTCTATACTCCTGAACAAAGATATGCCATGGGGAGTAGGTGGAGAGGAAAACATCATACTGAAGAACAGAAGAAAAGAATCTCTGAAGCATGTAAAGGCATAAATAAGGGCCCAAAATCTGAAGAACATAAACATAAAATTTCAGAAACTTTGAAAGGTAATGTTCCTTGGAATAAAGGTGTTAAAATGACTGAGGAACAGAAATTAAAGCAGGCTGAAATTAAAAGGGAAATGTATAGCGGAGAGAAAGGTGTCGTTATAAAACAGAAATTGCGTGAGGCAAATCTCGGATTACATTATTGGAACGATGGTAATACTGAGATTAAATCTAAAGAATGTCCAGGGGAAAATTTCGTTAGAGGTCGAATTAAGAAATGCGAGAAACAACAAGGTTTATTACGATGGAACAACGGTGTCATAAATGTTTATTCAAGAGAATGTCCAGGTGAAGGATTTGTTAGAGGTATGTTGAAGAAGTAGTTTTTATATATTTATTATACTTTTGGAATTTTAAGGAGATAATAAATATATGAATCAGAAAGGTGTATGGATTAAAGGTTCATTCTTTAGTGCCAAATCATTTGCAGAAAAGAAAACAAATCTTATTAAATCAGGTTTAATGAAAACCGAAGATTATATCATGCAGGGATATAAACCTGAGCAGAATGATACAGGTATACTTTATCATTGGGATAATATGCCTATTGGATATTATGATATCCCTACTCTGAATAACATGGTTTTCAGTAAGAAACTCTGGATGGAGAATATGCACGAAAATCAGTTCGTGAAAGCTGCTCTTGAGAACAAGGCTTTTTACGGAGAAGATTGTCATAGAGATAATTCAGAAGTTTTTCTTGAGAATGTAGTTCTTCGTGTTAATGATTGGTGGGCCGATGAACATAATGGTATTTTAGGTTCGGTGGACCTTCTTGATACACCGAAAGGACTCATCATTTATAACATTGCTAAATCCGGTATGGTTGGAACATCATCTCGTGGATTTGGTGACCTCGTTGATATTGGAAATGGACTTACAAGAGTTGATGAAGATTCTTATCTTACTGTAAGCCAGGACGCGGTCTGCTTCCCGGCAGTTCCATCAGCGATGTGCTTGAATACTTCTAATCAAGTTGTTGGACAGAGCGCAGGTGCTTTACAGGATTTGGAGAAAGGACTCCGTGAACAGATTACTTCTGCAATCGAAGAAGCCTATGAAAAGAATCCTACAAATGATTGGATTGCTGCAATGTTCAATTCCCTTCATCTTGCAGATAAAACAAAAACATTCCCTCTTGCAAGTTCAGTAAATCTAAAGAACAGATTCCCAAGCAATAAGGCAATTAAGTCTTCGCTTAAAAAATATCCAGATGTTAAATCTGTGAAAAAATTATTCAAATAACACTTGCAATTATTTTGCTATCTGTTATAATCATTACAAATAGTAAAACTTATCTAAGGAGATAAATTATGAAGGTTAGAACAATTGTAAAATCTGAATTGGGTCCTTACGACCCTGCGTATAACAATATCAGAAACGCCCTTGAAACAGCAGGTATTTTCGATGTTGACTGGTTTGCAGAAACAGGTAATGAAGACAAAGAGCATTATTACGATGAGTTTATTGAGGAGTTTGCTGACTGGCTTGAAACTCAGGATGAACTTGTAACCAAACTTAATGAGTATCGTAATCAGCCTTTTGATGTTGAATATTATTTTGGTCAGTATATGCAGGACGACGACGCTATTCATGACGGAATTGCCGGTTGTTACAACGCTGTATTTGATTGGGTTCAGGGTGAAGAAGATTTTGCCGCATCTGAAGAATACCTTGATGGACAGTATCGTTATGATGCTGGTGCAACTGACATTGAATTTTATGCAAACCAGTACGATATTGAAGAAAATGCTAAGCGTATTTTCAAGGAACAAAAGTATACTCAGGAAGATATAACTCATGGATTTGATTCTGTAGATGGTCTTGTTGCAGCTGTAGAAAGAGCAATTGACCAGGGTCATCTTCAGGATGTTGACCAGTATGATGCTGGCGGAATGGGTTATCATGCTCCTGTAGATGGTTCTGAAGACTATTTTGAAACTGGAAGTTGTTTTCTTGGAAATGGCGAAGTAGAGTGGCAGATGCAGACAGATGTTCCTTATAGTGAAAAGAATGATTATGCTGATGAGCTTATTGATTGCCGAAGTGTTTACAGATATTTTGCTATTAGAGGTGACTGTATTTATACAACTTCTGACATGTTGTATGTTTACGGTATCCCTTGGGAATGGGTGGAACAGGCTGGTGATGAACTTGATGTGAGAAATGGGGGAGCTGTAAATAAAGATGTACCACCTGTATATGATGCAGATACTCCAACGTTCTAATGAGAGATAAATTGTTTTTATAAAACCCGTTTGAAAAGGCGGGTTTTTTATCATTAATGTAAGAGTGAAGAAAAGCTCGGTTTGTTTTAGAGACATATAAATATAATGTTTGATTTATATATTTTATTATGAAAACGAATATACACAAGAATACGGAAATTCTCAAACAAATTTTTAATGCTGATAAACTCGGCACTAGTGTTTTAGACCATGTTCTTGATACTGATAAGTTGCTTGAAATTGCTAAAGATAGCAACGATTCGTTAAATAAAAATAATGAAATTAGAGCACATACCGATGTGCCTTCATATCCTGACCCAAATGGTAAGACTATAAATTCTTATGCTTGCGAAATAACTATAGCACCTACTCTCAATGAAAATGGGTTGGGTATGTCTTGGTTTGAAAACTCTTTAGAAGATATAAACGAAGATTTACTTAGTTTAGGTTTACAGGAAGTAAAAGATTTAGGAAAAATTTATACAGTTCGTAAACATGGAATAGATATAAATATACTTGTTAAATATATTGCTGGTGAATATGATAAACGTTACGAATCATATTCTATACCTGAAGTTAAATCAAAGTTTGAAGAAAAACTCGAAGAAGCTATTAAAAAGAGTAGCGTTAAAACAAACTCTTATAGGAGAAACAATATGAAAAAGACAATTAAATCGGGAAGATTCATTAAATCAGGAACATCAAATTTTGGTAGTAATGATGATGTTTATGGCTACAGTTTCCCTCTCGTGGCATATATGGCTGAGAACTATGTTTACGATGAAGAAACAGACAGTGATACAGAAGAGCGTGATTATGACGCTGATAACTGGGAGTATGAAGATGCTATCAGTAATGCTGAAGACCTTGCTTATGAAATGGATGTACCTTTAATCAAGGATTATCATGACCCTGATTATGCCCCAGCTTTCTGTATAAGCATTGAAAGCGGATATTATGAAGGTCTCTGGGTAAAAGTTGTAGAGGGTGGAGATACAATGATTTATAATGACGAGATAGGTGATTATGAAGATGCTCCTGAAAGTGAATTTAATGCTCAGGCTGATAAAATCAATGCTTATCTTGATAAACTCTGTTCAGACTATGGCTGGATAAAACTTGGTGTAACTGCACGATTCTCTAATGGCGAAACTTGGTATAATAAGATTGATAATTCTCGTAAACCTGTAACATCTGGCCTTACTTTCCGACAGGCTGTACAGGATTTTAAGGCTGCCGGACAGTGGAACGATTATTACGAAATGCAGCAGGATTGGGAAGCATATAAAGACGGACTTGAAAGAGACGGTATAATTTCTGAAAAGACAAGAAGTACATGGGGTAATCCTTGTACACCTGAAGGTTTCAAGAAATGGAACAAATAATAATCTTATAAGCCGATTACAAAACCCACTCTTTGAAAGAGTGGGTTTTTCTATAATTAAAAGTATGTACAAGCAATCTGCAATTCATTATATGGGAAATAAATTATCCCTGCTTCCTCAAATATTACCATACTTTCCGAGAAATATTAAAACATTTTATGACATTTTTGGTGGCAGTGGAACTGTAAGTCTGAATGTAAAAGCTGAAAGATATATTCTCAATGATTTGAACAATCATCTTTATAATCTTTATGATATGTTTAAGAATACATCAGCTGATAAAATAATTTCTTATTGTGAAACAAATAGAGATAAATATGGTTTTTCGATAGATATTAGGGATAAACCTAAAATTGCCGAACTTAATCATGAGCCATATTATAAATGCAGAGAAGATATGAATAATAATCCTTCAACTCTTGGTTTTTATTTCCTTACCTTTTATTCGTTCTGTAATCAGTTCCGGTTTAATAATGGTAAGTTTAATATGCCTGTTGGTAATGGGTATTTTAAGGAAGAATCAAAAGGATTCGTAAAAGATTTTTGTGAATTCATGTCAAAAGAAAATGTCTATATATATCACAAATCCTATGAAGAATTTACAGATTTTGATAAAGACTGTTTCTGTTATTTTGATATTCCTTATGCTAATACACTTTCAGTATACAACGAAAGTTCACGAGACCAGGGGAACTGGACAGAAGAGTCGGATTATAAATTCTTTGAGTATTGCGAGAAATTGAATGAACGTGGAATACAGTTTGCAATATCTAATGTATTCAAGAACAAGGGAAAAGAAAATACACACCTTAAAGAATGGTGTGAAAAGAACAACTGGATTGTACATCATCTGAGTATGAAATATGCCGGACATTCTTATGAATCAGCAAATATGGAAACAGATGAAGTTCTTATCTGTAATTATGAAAATAAATATATGAATTGCCTGTTCTGAAAAATCACAACTTTCTATAATTATAATGGGTAGTAAAACATTGTATGTCTGTTTATATATTTTATAGAGGTGGCAATCATGAGTAGTAGTGCAATGTGGTACAAAAATGGCAATTTTTATGAAGTACCAACAACACACATCGATTTTTTCTTACAGAACCCTGAATTGCTTGGTTTTACTCAGAAAGAGAAAGAGCAGCTTTGTATAGAAAATGGAATCCCTGCAGGTTCAACAACCTGGCTCGATACGACACAGGAACGTACAGATATTCTTCTCGAAGTTCTTAGACGTGGTGCAATCCGTATCCGTTTCTATGGTGGTAAAACATCTGTTCAGTGTTATGACCATAATAACAAAATGAATTATAGAGAGCTGCAGAATTGTATTATTGACGGTCTCGGTAAATGTTTTGGAAATATCATCACAGTTATGGATACTTTTGGATGGGGTGAAATGATTAATGATATGGGATGGGGTATGCAGATTAAAGATTTCATTTCATCTTCAGTACATAAGCAGAATTACAGACACTTTAATGTTTATAAGGAGAAACCTGTCATGAGTGGATATGAAAAGAATAACAACAGTCTCAATAAGATTTTCAATAATGATAATCATCAGAGTTATAAACAATTTGTATTTAGTTGTTGCGATAGATTTAATATAGACCTTTATGGTTGGGAGCAGCCTATTATATCAATTGACAAAGTTCTTAAATCTTCGTCACAGTATAACATTGATAACATCATTCATGGTAAGCAGGCTTTTTGGGGATATGTTATTCTTTCTGCTGAAATGGAAAATCTTTCAGTTGCAGAAAATAATAAACGTACAAAGGAACTCGAAGATTGCATTGTTCAGGAAGGATATTCATTTAAGAATGCTCTTGGCGGATATACTTATGAAGGTGCCGATGGATATACCAAGGAAAAATCATTTGTAGTATTTAATTATATGCGAAATGGCGAGCCTGGTGATTTTGATGAGCTTGAAGATTTTGCATTAAGAATGTGCAAAAAATTCGACCAGCAGAGCGTACTTATTGCAAGACGTGATGAGGTTCCTGTTTATAAAGATAGGAATGGTAATTTGGTTAGTAATCCAGGTAAAAGCAGTCGAAATGTTTCCGTGAATATGAAAAATCCACCAGCTTATACTTCTTTCAAAACTGCAAAAGGCTATTCTGAAAAAGATAAGAATGGAAAAGTAACTAGGAAAGAATATAATCTTCCTGACCGTTATACAACCATGGATATTGCTTTCAATTCTTTTGTACGAACTTTGAAAGAGTATGGAATTACACATCTTGGTATTGTAAATAGTACAGCTAATGGAAATATTCGTAGTGCTGCTCGTGGTATGGTAATTGTTTGTTAATGCTAAAACATCAATAAAAGTCATAGAAGAACCCACAGATGAAAAGTCTGTGGGTTTAATTTATATATTTATTATAAATTACTTTTTAAGTGAGGAAATATATGAAGAAATCTATAAAATCTGCTCATCAAGATAAAATGTGGAGAGGTGTTCCGGGCGTTCGTATGGATTGGCACGGTGAATGGGCTGACCCTGAACTTGAATACAATGGAATGAGAGCCAATTATTGGGACGTAGAGAATTCTATGTATGATTGGGCAAAAGAAGACGGTATCGATGCTGAAAATGATAATGAATTTAATAAATATTGTCAGGAACATGCTCATGATGTTTACGAATATATTGAGAATTATAATGCAAATTATAATGTAAATTCATCGAAAGGAAATTGCAAATCAAGCCGTAAACCAATTAAAAATAATTTTGTAGAAAAGCATGGTATCTATCATAACGATGCTTGGAAACTTGAAGTAGTTGAATTGGAAGGAAATACAGCTATCCTTAAACCTGTAAAATCAGACGATTATTTTGTTG